TACAGTATATGTTCCAGTGCCTCTGTCTGTAATACTAGCTACATTTCCACTTGCTACAACAGCGGCTGTACCCTGTCCTGTAAGTTTAATCCAAGCTCTACAACCAAATGCAGGTACAGCAGAACCATACCCACCGTTATAACTTAAATTTCCAACACAAGAAAGATTACCAGAGCTATCCATAGCAAGTTTAGTGCTTCCTGCTGACTGTATGGCTAAAGCCCCTGACGTATCAGAAGTTAATTTTAATCCACCTGAAGTATCTGCATTAATAAGAGTTGTCATATTATAATCCTTACAAAACCACCCAGCGACTACCGCTAGGAATTGTTACTACTACGCCAGATTCTACTGTTATCGGGCCAACACTCATAGCGTTTTTGCCTGACGTTATAGAGTAGTTAGTTGTTACGTCATCTGAGTTTTCAACAAACACTGTATCACTTCCGCCACCTGTTGCACCGCCACCTAAACTACCCCAAGCTGCGGCATATCCTTCAAACTGACTTAATGTGCTATTGTAACGAATCTGCCCTGCAGCAGCAGTAGGTCTTTGTGCTGTAGTACCTACATTAAGTTTTATAGCGTTAGTTGCAGAAAGAGATACCAAGCCAGCAGAACTAATTGCAATAGCATTTGTATCACTAGCAGTACCAATTGTCCCTGCATCTGCGATAAGTAAACCTGCGCCAGAAGTAATAGCACCACCTGTACCTAACGTACCTGCAATAGTAACGTTTGTAGTACCTGTTGGTATTTCAATAACGTCTGCGTCTGCATCATTCTTTATAGTTACGTCATTGGTAGAGCCTTGTCCAGTCAATATAAGACCTTCGGCTGCGGTGTAGCCTATTGCTGCGTTGTCAGCTGCTGCCGTGTCACCATCTGGTTCAAAGGTTGCTGCTGTTGCTACACCTGTAACGTCTACAGAAGCCAGTACACTATTTCCTGCAACGTCTATAGCACCACTAATATCTAGGGTAGCAGCATCGAGTTCCCCTGTTATAGTAAGGTTTCTTTGTCCTGTTGTATCTATGCTTGAATCTGTAGTAACTACTTTAGAAGCAATTGCTGTGCCAGCAGTTAATCCATCAAGTAATTCTAATTCTGCTTCAGCAAGAACAGCACTACCAGCAGTAAACGCTGTACCTGTAATTACTCCAGCAGAAACTATTGTTCCCGAAACATCAAGATTACCATTAACATCAATTAGAGTTGAGGTTAAATCAATTTCGTCATCAGCAGCAATTGCTAAATCACCATCATCAGTTGAACTAATGTGAATTGCAGCATCACGAAATATTATTTTTTTGTTAGTACCCATAGTAGAGTCAGCATTACTAGCAAACCCACCATTAAAAACTGTAGCTGCTGTTGTAGTAAGAACGCCTGTAACAAGGGCAGTAGTTGCCATATTTACAGCACCATCAATGTCTACAACATCTAGGTTTGTTGTTCCTGCTACATCAATAGCTCCAGAAATATCTAGTGTGGCTGCGTCTAGCTCACCTGTTATAGTTAGGTTTTGTATACCTGTGTAATCTTTACTAGAGTCTAATATAACTGCTTTAGAAGCTACTGCTGTACCTACTGCTGTACTACCTATGTCTAATGCATTAATTTCTCCAACTACAACAGTTGCACCATCTAATATATTAAGTTCTTCTGGAGTACTTGTAACAGCTGTGTTACTTGCAGCAGCCAGTACTGGGACTGTACCTGATTGATTAGGTAAGTTAATTGTTCTGTCTGCTGTAGGATCTATAATAGTAAGCGTGGTTTCATGCGCGTCAGCAGTAGCACCTTCAAATATTATAGCATTTTCAGCTTCCATTGTTACGGTATCAACTGTTGATGTTGTACCTGCTACAACAAGATTAGGAACTAATAATGTACCTGTGCTTGGATTATAACGTAACGCACCTGTATCATCCAACAATGCATTTGATTCGTTATTAAAAACTACAGGAAAGTTTGTATTAGCTGTGCTATCAGTAACGGTAGCTGTTGTTGCTAATGTTGCTGTGCCTGTAACATCACCAGTTATATCACCAACAAAGGCTGTTGAAGTAATACTTGTTGCCCCAGTAACCACACCAGCGTCAATAATTATTGTACCATCAAGAACAATCTGTTCACCTGCCTTTGGTGTAATTAACAAGTCAGTACCAGCAGTTGAACTTAATGTATTACCATTTATATTAAGATTATCTACTTGTAATGCAGTAAGTGTACCAACACTAGTAATATTTGTTTGAGCAGCAGTTGATAGTGTTCCAGCAACTTCGCCTGATGAACCATATATAACCGCTTTAGAGTTAACAACACTATTAGCACTTGCTGTGTCTAGTAGGTTTAATTCAGCTGCAGTAGAAGTAACTGCTGTGCTACCAAGAGTAAACTGTCCGTCTGGAACTATTAAACCTGCGCCTCCACTAAAAATTAAATCGTCAGCAGAAGTATCCCATATCATAAATGCGCTAGAAGTATCTCCAAAGAATTTTGTATCGTACCCTTGTCCATCGACACCAGAGGTAAAAGCTGCATCTATTTGTACTGCTCCATCTATGTCTACAGCATCTAGATTAGTTATTCCGTCAATATCTATATTTCCAGAAATATCTAAGGATGCACCTGTTAGAACACCTGCAACAGCTAACGTACTTGCCATGTCTACTGCGCCATCAATATCAACTACATCTAAGTTAGTAGTTCCATCAACGTCTAGATCGCCATTAAAGTCTACGTTACCACCTACAGCTAGTGTAGTGGCTATATCTACAGCACCATCTATGTCTACTACATCAAGGTTAGTAGTTCCATCAACATCTAAATCACCATTAAAGTCTACATTACCGCCTACAGCTAACGTAGTAGCTATGTCTACAGCGCCATCTATGTCTACCACATCTAAGTTAGTAGTGCCATCTACATCAATATTTCCAGAAATGTCAAGGCTTGTAGCTGTTAATACTCCTGTTACACCTAGAGTACCAGCTACGGTAGCGTTTACATCCACATCAAGTGTATCAATGTGTGCAGTACCATCTAAGTATAAGTCTCTCCACTCTTGTGAAGAACTACCAAGGTCATAAGCACTATCAGTATTAGGAATAATATTACTATTTACATCTGCTCCAAATACAACATTATCAGAAGCTGCGTCACCTAAAGTAAGCGTACCTCCATTTAGTGTTGTAGTACCTGTAACAACAAGAGTTCCACCAACAGTTGTGTTTCCTGTAATAGCTAGAGTTCCAGCTATTGTAGCATTAGCATCAACGTCAAGTGTATCTACATGTATTGTGCCGTCAAAAAATCCATCTTTAAATTCTAAAGAGGCTGTTCCTAAATCAATATCGTTGTCTGTTACTGGAACAATCGCACCATCTTGTATTCTTATTTGTTCTACAGCAGAACTACTTACCTGTACGTATACACCCCAACGATTGTTTGTGCTATCTGCTACAATTTTATTTAAAAAATCTTGATCGCCTATTGTGTGTATATTACCGCCTTCTGCAGCTGTTCCGTCATGCCTATGTCCTGTTGAACCTGATGAAGCATATACAAAAGCAGAAAGAAGTTGGTTGTACTCATTATTAAATAACGATGCTGTTATAGTATCTCCATCTGAAATTGTACTTTGTCGTGTATAACTAGCCATTCAAATTATCTCCTGTTAGCTGGCGTATAATCTATATACAAACCGTTTATAGCGTAGGGCGCGTTTGTATCAAACGATCTTATTCTAAAATTTGCAGTATGGCCGCTGCCTTGTACTGCTTGTCTAATAGTTGGATCATTACTAGCACCAAAAAAAGCTGAACTAAATACACTTGTACCAAAAACAGCTGGGGATTTTATTGCATCTAACGAATAATCTGGTGGCTGAGGTAAGGCTGTATCTTCATAATCATACCTAACTCTTAAAGTAGGCTCTACAATTCCTTCAGGAGTTACAGATAACTTTAAATAGTTTAATGTTTTTCTAGTTCCGTGATCTCCAAAATCAAAACTTGGAGTTTTATAGGTTGCTAGTATCTTTGCAACTTCTCCACTATGATAAAAAGAATTTCCTGAGTTATGAATATAAATATGTCCTTCATTATCCCCATGATAAAATTCTTCAACGCCAGAAGAAGCAAATCCTGATGTAGCCGACCTAGCTTGTATCCCTTTTGTTTCTGACCAAGCCATTCCTTCGGCTGTAATGCTGCCAATAAGTCCTTTAGAGTCTAAAGCAGCTTGACTTGAAGTTGCGTAAAATAATCTATACTGAGATTTGTTTCTTAATATTAGACTTGAGATTACTAAACTATTAATATCGCCAACCATAGTGTTTATTACAGGTTGCACTGCTCTGCTTAAAGAACTTAACTCTACGTCACCAATTTTAGCTGTTCCTGCAAGGGTTCTAACTCCATCAGGACTTAAAAATACTAAGTCGCCACTAAATTCTTGAATGCTTTTATTAGCTAAACAACCTACATTTTTAGTTATAGGGGTTACTACTATAGAAGCAGCAATGTTTATATTCTGAAGTTTATAAATACTGTTTTTACAAAAGATTATAAGGTCATC